AACCTTTAAGCTCTGGCAGTTCTCCTGCTTCAATTTCTTCTATTTGTTTATTTATTAATTGTATTCTTTCTTCTTTCTTTTCTTCTTTCTTTATTTCTTTGTAAGCAGCATTTATACTTACTTCGCCAGTTGCAAGTTTTTGTTTTACTTCTTCAGGTGCTTTTTCTTGTATTTTTTTTACTTTAGAAATAGTGTCGTGTGAAACTTTAGCAATTTTTGCAAGTTCATTTCGTGTGTCAGGTTTTGCAGATTTCTGCAATACCTCACCAGTATTTCTAAAATGTGAAACTTTTTCCGATTTACTTTTTTTTGCTTTTTCTCTAAACATTTGCTCAAACTCAAGCGCTAATAAAGTTCGTTGGTATGTAGTTAAATCTCTTCGATTATTTGTTCTTAAAATAAAATTTATTACTTGTGTTTCATCTCCTATAAACTTTTCATAGGTTGGTATTATACCAAGTTCTTTACAAGCCTTATATCTATTCCAACCGTCTATAATTTCATCTTCGTAAATCCATATCGGAAATTTAAAGTCATATCCGTTTTTCTCTATGTCATTTTTTAAGCTTACATAAGCTTCTTCTTTCATTTCTGGATAAATATTTAATCTGTGTTTTTTCATATCAATTCTTTATATAATTGTTTTTCTGTTCTTCCTTTTATTATTTCTAAATCTCTAATCGTTGTGGCTTTTAGAATATCCGTTTTTAAATCATACTTTGTATTATGAAATTTGAACTTTCCATCGTATTCAGCTATATCCAAAAACAATAATGGATCTTTTGCTTTCTTTAAATACTTATAAGTTTTAATTCCGTGTACTATTGTGGCGTGATTTAAGCCAAACATTTCGCCTATTCTTTGATAAGTATATCCTGCATTCCTTAACGTGTTAAAAAAAAATATTCTTTTGTGAACGTATTTTCTTTCTCTACAACGTTTTTTTAATTCGTCTTTCTGTATGTAATATTCTACATTTCTAATCAAGTCCTCCATATATCCAATTTATAATAAGTGCGTAAAGATATTCTTTTATTTTTTTCATACCTTTTCAATGCTGATTATTAACTTTTCCCACAAGCCAAAAAGCTTTATTGCCTCCTGCTTGTCATCTGCTTTTACATACTTAATTGCCTGGCAGCACTCTGCATCAGTATTAGCACCTTTATAGTATTTGTATAGTATTTTATAAGTATTCATTTGTTCGTCTTTTGCTATTAAATAATTGCAGTACAATTCATCGTTAAAATTGTCCCAGTAGTCTATTCTTATTCTATCCATTTGTTTAGTATTTCTTCAAGTTCTTCACATAAATCTGTTTCATCATAGTAGTTTACACCATCACAAATTAACGTATCTTTTTGTACTCTGTAGTATGTTTCTTCTACTTGTGCATAAGATAGCTTGTCGTTAAAGCTATTGTAACTATCAAGTTCTTCAATCATTCGTGTTTCTATAAAAAGTTCTACTTGATATGGTGTTTCGCCTATATAAAAAATAGCACCATCTTGATCGTAGTATTCAATTTCTATTTCGTAACTCATACCAATAAATTTAATGCTAAATAATAAAATGTAAAGGCAACTGCCATAAACACGAAACCATACAATAATTCTTTCTTTGCTTCTTTCTCTTTCATAACTCTATTTTTAAAGTGTAATTAATATTTTATTAAATCTTTCTTTTAATCTTTCTATACACATCATATAAGTGTGTATTTTATCCGTGTATTTGTCTTTAATCTCACGGAAGTAAGTCAACTCTACGGTGTCTTGGCATAATGAAATTAACCTTTCAAAAGATTGTATGCCCTCTTCAATCTTAATAAGTGTTTCTAATTTTTCTATTCTTTCCATAACTTTAATTAATTTGTATACACAAATATATACATTATCAACAATATATTACTACTTATCAACAAAAAAAGTTACAATTATTTTTTAGTTGTTTAAAAATCAATAAGTTACAAAGGTGTTGGTTTAGAAAATTCTGTAAGAATCTATGTATTTAATGGTTTCATTTAGTCCATTAGCACGATTTCTTTCTACTTTGATAGTAAGCATACGACCACCAATCGGTTTAATAGGTGCGCCACGTTCAACGTGCCAACCTTTTGAGCCGTCTCCGTACTCTTCTTTATAGCAGCCTGTAATCATTAAATGTATTGGCTTGTGTTTAATGAAATAACCTTTTTTAGAATGGCTTTCTATACAATCACGAACATCATTTCTTGAACTATTTTCGTGAATATGTCCCATTGTGTAAACATCACAACCCTCATACAACTCTAAAGCTCTTGTCAGATTTAAAGCGCCCTTTGTAACTACTCCACCACCTCCAGAGCCGTGAAAGTATTTAATACGTGTAGATGTTACTCTTGTATGATCAATGTTTTTAACAACTATCCAACCACCGTAGCCACCTGTCTGCACGTTTGTATGGCATTTTAAATTGAGTAGGTCTACAAATCTTTGCAGGATGTCAGTCTCTTGCCACTTTATTATTGCCGTTTCGTGGTTTCCGTAACCGATTACCGTAAGAATATCTGCATAAGGTGTAAACCATTCAACTGCCGTTTCAACTACTGAATCTAAATATCTTGAGTTGTTGTGTTCTGGTCTTATGTCTGATTTATTACGTCTGTTATCTCCACGCCCTTGCATCAAACAGAACATATCTCCGTTAATCATTACAGGAATATTCTCTTCTTTACAATAGTCTAAATGTTTTTTGAGTAGGTCTTGGTCACATTTTGGATTGTCCCAATGCAAATCACTTAACATAGCTATTCTTGCCTCGTTTCCTTGTAGTTGTAATTCGTGTACATTCTTTCCGTGCCTTATTACTTTCATAAATATTTATTTAGGATTTTATTTGCCGTGTAAACTATAGCACCGAAAACACAGATAAAAATAATGATTGCCCACCAGTTTGTTTTTTTGTTTTCTTTGGCTTGTGCTTTTGCTTTTTGTACTTCTACTCTTGTTATCATTTTCAAAGTATCTCTTTTAAGCTTGTATTCAATTCGTGTTTCTAACCTTGTTTTAGGCACTATTATATTTTTATAATATACTATAGTATCTTTTGAACTTATGATTCTTTCATAAACAATTGTATCGTGTTTTATTACAGGAATAGAATCTATTGTGGCTATTCTTATCGTGTCGCTTGTTTTAACGACTTCTAAGCCCTTTTTAAGTGCTTTCCTATAGTGATACTTAGCAGAGCAAGAAAACAACGTTAGAACGCAAATTAAATATATTACTTTCATTTCTCTAATTCTTTAATCATTTCAAAGTGAATCTTGGCTATTCTATCTCTTCCGTCATCACTCATCAATAGTCTACATTCGGCTTCGTTAGTCATAAAGAAATTTTCTGATAATATCGCAGGCATAGCAGTATTTTTTAATACGTAAAAATTACTTTCTTTGTCTGCATCTCCGTCTCTTGTATCTTTTCGCATTGTGTGAGTAGGAAATTCTGCTTTTGCTTTATTAAATAATACTTCTGCAATTTCATCGCTTTTTGTTTCTCCTACACTTGTGTAAACTTCCCATCCGTGTGCTGCTTCATCACTAAAGCCGTTTGCGTGAATAGAAATATATATACAAGGTTTATCCGTGTTTCTGTAAATTTCGTTTGCTTGTGAAGTTCTGGTGCTTAAAGGAACGTCAATATTTGTATCTACTAAATTAATGCAGTCAATCTTTGCATCTGCGCAAAGCTTCATTAATCGATCTACAATACTTCTGTTAAATTCGCCCTCAAATAATTGTGTGCCGTCTGCCCAAATAGGAGAACGTTTGCCAGGCGTTTGATAAACACCATCTATAATACCACCGTGTCCGTTATCAAATATGTATAAGTTTTTACTATCCAATTTTATTGGTTGTCTGCAACATTTACAAATCTTCATTTTTTTTGATGTTTTTAAAGTCGCTTGTTACTTCCTTTGCTCTTGCAAATAAGTTCTTTAGTGCGTCCCATAAATCCTTTTGATAAATGGCATAATAATTTTCGTTAATAGAAATAACTTCTATAGAAACAAGAACTAAAGCCAATACTTTAGTAGTCAATAAATCGATACTAAAAAACGAACTAACTATATCGTTCAATAAGAATTTATCCATAGCATAAAACAACATAACCGTTGCTTCATAAAGTAAAATCTTTGATATGATCGCAGACAATCTTCTGCTTGTAATCGGTTGTTTAAGTTTCTTTGATTTCCAAATACCTGTGATAGTATCTAAAATAACAGAAGCAGCAATAAGAATAAGAATACCAACAATAGGTAAAAAAAACGAAAGAATAATAGCCATCAGTTTAGTTGAATAAAGTTTGAATTTAGTTGTCAGTATATAGAGTTGTGTTTTCATCTTAAAGTTGTTCTGAAATCATATAAGTATAGTAAATTGAGAGTAATACACCAAACGATTGTAA